TGTTCTCCAATCTTCTGCATTTGGGTAACAAATTCTTGACGGAAGAGGAACATTAACTAAAGCATTGCTTACGATAACTTGAGCAGCCCACTCTTGCCAGGATTCTACTGATGGAGGATTGGGAAGATTGACAGAGGGAAAGCTGATTTTCATCTGCGAGGCCCACTGTTTAAAGTCGATATGAAGAGGAAGAACGACTGACATTTACGGCCTCACATCGCCGATTTCAAAGTTAAGTAAACTTTTCCCAGCTTGATACGACCCACCAGCTTCATTACTTGCAAAAACATAACTTACGAGTCTCCCTTGGCTATTCACGTCATCAATTTTTTGAGTGTCCGGTGTGAACGTATAAGGTCCGCTTTGAATAAGATTACCATTCTCAAGAGTGTCTGAGGGGAACATGCGGTTGTTCACTGTAACCGTCATCGTGGTTTTGTCTGGTTGCGCAAAATCAGGCTCAATACGACGGCTTCTAATCAGTCTATTATTTTCTGGCTGCCCTTCAAAAAGAGTCGTTATGCTTGTTTCAAAATAAGAATTAATCGCATATTTTGTATTGCCAACAACCTGATCATACCCAAACTCATGCATCCAAAGGCCATAACCTTGTGCAATACCTCTTCCTTCATGGATAGCTAAAATTTCTGAGTCGCTCATAAGAGGAAAAGGAAAAACACCAGGACTCACTCCTGCTGCTCTTGATATCATAGAGTCATACCATACATTAAGTTCTACGTTATAAATGACGACAGCGTTACATTCTTGCTGATTGTCTCCTCTTGGGTAAAACCACCAGATTTCTTTGTAACGAGGAATCGACATACCCCATACTTTAGAACGTTGACCTAGATTTATCTTGTTAAAAAACCAATCTGTAGACATGGAATTATCGAGTCTTTGAGCCAATCCGTTATAAACATAAAACTGATCAATCCCAACCCAGAAGAATAGCTGGTTATATTGGACAATCGATTTAGGAGACATAACGGTAATCCCGTCTTGAACTAATGAACCTGTAAAAGTTCCTGTTGTCTCTTGCCCAACTGTCACTGAAGTGTAATTTATATTAATGAGACTATCGAGAGTCCAAGCCAACAATTGCGGTGCTCCTGATCCGCGCGCCGGGTAGATTTGAATGACCTTTGTATTGGCAATCACCGCCGTATTGTCATCAGGCCAAGCACCAGGATCGTGATCTAAACCTGCAATGTTTCCGCTAATTCTGCCTCCTTCTGACCATCGAATAAATCCATTATTCCCATATGCCAACATAAAAGGAGAAGCGAAAACGATACCACCGCTCACATCCACAGGGCTATTAGGCGCGGCTATTGTTCCAGAATAGTTGATACCAGGATCAATAAGTTGTAACGGCGCGTTAGTGTTTGGAATTGCAAAATAAACAGAACCGTTCGTTATATTGCTCCAATCATTCCCATTAGGAATGACGCTTGCAACGACAAAAGAAGAAGCAGCGCCATTAGTCGTTGTTGTAAAAAGATCAAAATCCCAAATGTTATTAGGGTTAGAAACATAACCCGCAGGTGTTACATCAATTTCTCCTGTATCATCCCCGTTGAAATCAATAACATTGTATGCTAAAGAAGACGCGCGTCCGATATAAAGACAAATTTGATTGAGAAGAGGCACAGAAAAGAGAGAACGCATAATCTCCAAATTTCCGTTGTCGATCAACTCATACCCATCTATTTTGCGAGGTTTTCCCATGTAAAAACGGCACCACTGGCCATCAATATAACAATCACTAGCAAAAGGCGTTCCGTCACGCTGAATGCCAGGCTTTGAAAGAATGGGTTTGATGATATAGTTTTTCATATTAGGCCCAAGTTGGAACCCCTCCTGCTAATGTCAAAACTTGGTCATTGTTCCCTGCGGCTAGAATGACCCAATTACCTGTAGCATCATAATAAGCGATAGATCCAGTACCGATACCAGCACTTGGCATTAAAGCATTGATTGCATTCGCTGCTGTTGAAGCTCCCGTTCCTCCTGATGCAATTGCCAGAGGAGTTGTTAATGTCAATGCATTGTTTGAAAATGATCCCATAGATACACCACCGACAGAAAAACCTAGAGTGGGGTTCGGTGCTCCAACATAATAACTTCCTGTTGTAGCATCGCCAATAAAACTCATCCCAGGGCTGGCAGCAGTTCCTGGAAGAGTCGCCAATGTTGTTGCGCTTATTGATGCCCTTTGGACCCCACCAATAGAAAAACCTAGGGTCGGTATGGCTGATAAATAATACAAACCTGTATTGGGAGCATTGACAAAACTGATTGATGGGAGGACAGGAGTGCCATTAGGGAATTGATTAGATGTTGTGTATTGTCCCAAACCCAAACTCCACCATTGAGTTCCATCACTAATCAAGCTAAGAGATTGTCCTATCTGAATCGTTAATAAATTAGGCAATATGATATTATCCACTTGAACATCTGCGTTAAAAGTCAAAAGCCCCGTTCCTGAATTATTGAAAGAGACATAAAAACCTGCTTGGACAGTAGCAATTCCAGGTAAAGTAAATGTTACTGTCCCTCCTGTGAACACAATTAAACTTGCTCGGTCCCCAGGTAATACGGTGTAGGCAGCGGCTTGTCTTGCGACGGGAACATTCGTGTTGAGCGTTGCGCCTCCTAGGGCTGTTAATCCCAATCCTGCTAAGGGAGCCGCAGCTGCGGTCGATGTTCCAGAACCAAATTGAACAGTTTGCCAAGTGCCCGCAGAGGTTGAATTATCTGTCAGCTGTACCCAGTAAGAATTTGATAACGCCGTAGCTGGTATCTGAATCAGCTGTGTCCCATTGGATTTATTCAAAGTGAAAGGAGATGCCCCAATATTCGTGATGATGAAATTAGCTCCTACAGAAGACTGTGTCGCATCAGGAAGTGTGATTGTGTTTGCATTCGGATTGGCTGTATTGACCGTCATCGAAGCAGCAAGCGTGTTGTAGTTGATTCCATTGGAGGTATAAGGCACGTCAACATAGGACGTTGGCCATACGAGCACGATGCTCCCGCCCGTTAAATCAAGAGCCGCAAAACTTACGTAAGCTGTTTGAACAGCTCCTGCACCAAAAACATTAATAGGCATTAGCCACCCCTTTTAGAAAATGCATCATAGATGCGTTTTATATCTTCTTCTCCCAAAGCTTGTCTTGCTTTGGTATAATAATCGGTCCATACGGCGATGCGCTCATCGTCCTTCAAATAGCTAGCCGTCTCTAATAACGTAGCATAAAGAAGAACCTCAGGAGCACTTCCCGTAAGAAAGTTGGATGAAACATTATCATCAATAAATTGTGGTGTCTGATAATAGAGAATCTCATACGGATAGGGTTGGTCTGGTGTTGGCGTGAGAAACCAGAAATTGAAGTTGTAGTCGGATGCATAATATTTAGGCGTTCCTAATTGCGTTGGATCTGGCCAGTAAGTCCGACACCATTCATAGGCTCTTTGTAACAGGAAGAGGCGGTTATTATACCCAACCGCTCCTCCTAAGTTCGTCCCTATGTTGAAGCTGGAATCATTCAACCAACGTGTCGGCTTCTGAAAAGCACTCACACCTACGCTCAATGTCCCCGTAATCGCGACTTTGAGCCCAAGGACTTTAAGATCACGCGCAACACGACGCTCACCCAACATAATGAACAAAGGGATTTGACTGATTAAGTTCTCATCGTCTCTTTCTAGATAATCAATAACAGATTGGGTTAGAGAATCATAAGTGAGTACAAATGCCATGATCTTCTAACCCCAATTCTGTGCTTAAAGCGTAGAAAGCCACTGTGTGCCATCGTACGTCAAATTCAAACTCCCGCTATTTTGGTTGATCGTAAAAGATTGAGAATAAATGCTTATCGTACTGTTATTGTTCGTGCAATAAAAATATGGCAAACTGAGTGCGATGCAGTTAGGTGCATTGAAAGTTCCTGGGTAATTCCAGATCAAAGTCAACGTCCCAAGTTCAACTCCTTCAAACACAAGAACGTTATTCCCAAGAGTGTTAGCCACATAGAGGTATTTTCCTGATATAGTGATGCCGAAAGGCCCATTAAGCCCAACGTTCCCCAATAGACTTGCAACCGTCAATGAACCAGTATCTGCACCAGTGAAAGAGCTTATCGTGTTGCCCTCAGTGTTCGCGACATAAAGATATGTTCCTGAAACCGCAATGCCATGCGGTTGGTTCAGATTGTTGCCAGAAATAACGCTCAAGAAAGTCAATGTGCTTGTCCCAGCACCAGTGAAAATGCTTATTGTACTATCATTGTTCGTTACATAAAGATATGTTCCTGAAACCGCAATGTTATTTGGTTGTTTCAAATTGGCATTACTAAACGTACCAACGAATACTAGTGTTCCTGTTTGCACCCCTGAGTAAATGCTTATGTTCTCATTTCCAGTATTAACTAAATAAAAATATGTCCCACTCTGCGCCATTCCTTGCGGAGCATTCAACGTTCCAACATTATTGATGAATGTTGGATTAATCCAGGATTCTGAATCTATGGTAATAGGATTCTTGGCAGCATTTATTGCGTTATCAACGATAGTATAGTTCTGACCTGTAGATGGAAAAGAAGGAAGGGTAATGGATACAGGACCTCCAGAGCTGAACGTATTCACTGACAAGAATGAATCTGTAGATAATGCCGTATAATTCAACACATTGAATACTTGTGTCACTGCGCGTAAAGGTGAAGGAGTAACGCTGATTATACCATTTCCTGTTATGGGATTAGGCGTACAAACAATGTTGTTTCCAGCAGTGAGGCTAATAGCATTAACTATTGGCGGTACTAAAGAGATTGAAATATCCGCGCTTCCCAAAGTAGGGTTGTCAACGACTGATACGTTTGTATTGTCACCACCGATAAAATTCAAAGTTGACCGTACAGAACGATCAGCACCAGCTTGTTTAACATTCGTCAATTGAACGGTTGAGCTTGGGATAACAGAAAAAGTGGGTGAACCAGTAGAACCGTCTTCATTTGCAATCTCAATACCCGCTCCTGGTGTCAGGGATACGCCTGAAAAGTTCTGAGTGGTCGAGCTATAAGAAAGTAAGCCTTGTGTAGAAAAATTAGCGACATTATTCAAATTGCCAACAGGTTCAATTGTCAATGTTGACAAAGGTCCTGTATCTTGAAGGGTAAGACCTGTTCCGGCTGCCAGAGCACGACCGTTAGGTACTGTAGGGTCCAGTCCTACCATGAGGAAAGGTGCTGTACTTAGTATTGTCATTGTATTGTTCCTTTTAAAAATAAACGAATTGTAAATTGGTCGTTGTGTTCACAACCATGGGGCCTAATCCCGTTACAGGATCAGGAATGGGGATCGATAAAGCGGGTGTAGCAAAACCTGTCACCTGCATACTGAGTGTAAAACCACCCGTGGTTGAATTGTTGGCGTAGAACTGATTAAAAGTGTTAGGCACATAGATGGTGATGTCACCTGTCAGAACACCTATGAATGTAAGCGAACCATTATCAAATTGTTCAAATGTTAATGTCACATTTTGATTACCACTAACATCCAAAGTGAGCGCACCCGTAGATTCTTCAATCGTCGTTTGAGCGTCAATCTGTGCATCAGGACGAGAATCTTTGAGCGGTATAGGATCAAGTCCTACTAAAGGTGTTAAATTCTGTGGGTTAGGACGATCAGCAAACTTAGGATTAACAAAATAACCCGTCCAAACTAAACCCGTGCCTCTGTATTCTTCCTGACGCACAAGATTGCTGTGAAGGGTCATGAGACCGCTATAATCACAACGTGCAATGCCGCGTGGATTATTCTTGCTCATGCTGGTGTATTTGCCGTGATATCTGACGCGCATGGCTTAACTTCCACCCCCTGAACCACTAAGATTAGGGTTGAAGTTCAAAGATACATTCTCAAAATCAGTCTTAGCCGCAATCGCATAAGCTTCTTGAGCTTCGGCCTTCAAAAGCTGAAACATGTCGGTCTTGAACTTGAGAGAAAGACGCGCTGCCAGTCCAGCAACAAAAGCATCATAAAAACGTTGGGGTACGTTCACAGTTTGAAACATCTGTGTCACGTCTTGAACATAACTGTAACCCGTATAAAGGAGGTTCCCTATATAATTTACAGGAGGAACAGGCCACAAAGTGATTGTAGGACTAATAAGACCATCGTAGTAATACCCTGATGGATAACCTGTGGTCATTTTAGTCGAAACTGACATATATGATGATCGTGAGAGTGTGGATAAGAGACGGTCACCCGTTCCTTGAGTCGTCGGCTGATCAAAGTAAATAAACTGAATGGCTAGAGTAGCTCCGCCTGTTTCTCTGATGCGCCACAATCGAGCATTCAAAGAGTTTTCAATGACAAACCATGTAACCTGATTGGCGAAATAATTTTGTGAAGGCGCAGTGTAGATGGTGAACCAGTTGGCATTATCGAAAGAATACTCTACGACCAAAGTATAGGTCGCTTGGGCAAGAGGTGTAATCCCTATATAGATAATGGAATTAGAATTTGTTGCGCCATAATCATAGCCAATATACCCATTAGG